GTTGTTGGATCCGTCCAAGTCTACCATATCAAGAACTCTAATTTCTTGGTTATTGTTTAAAAGACCTGTTCCAAAATATAAATTTGATATTTCAGCCGCATACATTTTGTTATCACTCATTCCCGGACAAACAAAAATCTGAACGCCATCTATTGTTAGTGAACCATTGTTCCACCATTGAGTTCCTTTATTATCAACCCCTGCATTTGAAGTAGCAAGAACTGAAAAACCTCCAAGAGCTTGTACATAAAATTTAGCGGCAGAACTTGGAATATATATTCTTAACGAATCTTTTCCATATAGTGTATTTGGTATAGCACTTACTACCTTTTGTAATTCTGCTATAATATTTCCGGCAGCTAAGCCCCCACCAACAGCAGCAATTTGTTGTCCTGCAGGAATATCTCCAGCAGCAGCAGAAGCAGCAATTAATTTTTCAAAGCCATCAAAAGAATTATTTGATACAGCGGCAGAATCTCCTTGCCAAATGTTTAATTCAGTTGATTGAGCAACCTCAGCAGCAACGTGAGCAATTAAAAAATCACTAAACTTTGGTGGTAGATTTTGATTAAGTCCAAATCCCATCGCTTGGCTCTCCCAATCGTTTACAAAATCTTTTTTACAAAGTTGCAAATTTACCTGCAACTCAGTAGGCTGAATTATTCTTTCAGTTAATGTAATAGTTGATGTTGGATCAAAATCACAAGTAGCAGGATTTACTAAAGAACTTGTTGCAAGTTTTTTAATTACCTCTTTATAACCGATATTTGCTTTTACTGTTAGACCACCATCACTAATCGTACTCGCCTCAAGAAGCGCCGCAGCGATATAATCCCCTGCAAACTCACCGGCGTAACTTGTCGTAACGTTTACAGCAGTTGCAAGTTGTACTTTGTTTAAATTACTCATTTTATTATTATTTTATTTATTAATTATTATTATGATTCTGAAACCCAAATTCCTTGTCCACCTATAATATACCATTCAGTTAATGATACCGCTCTAAGTGCTACCCAGTCTCCTTTTAAAGCTGTTGCTTTAGTATTTTCTAAGTCTTTATCTAAAACTCCAGACGCACTAAATACTGCTGCAGCTTGAGTCATACTCCCAACAATTTTATTTGTATTTTTTGGAGAAATTACTAATTTGACAGCAGCATCTGCTCCTGTGTTTCTAAAGAATACTGTGCTACCTAAATTTCCTGAGTTAATTAAAGGTAATCCAATTGTTAATGCATCTACGGCTACGTTATGATCATTTCCTAAATCTGAATCTGAAATGTCTCCTGTGGCTGTATAATAAGATTGTGCAACTTGGTTGCGAACTTCATCATTTGATAAATAGTTGTAAGTGCTCATTTTTTAATTTATTTTATTATTTATTATTTGTTTAATCTTGCTAATACTCTGTCTAAAGCTGTTCCTACTCTTTTTTGTGAATATAAATAACCTTTGTTTTTATTCTCTTTTTTTTCAGGACTATGTTTAATTGGATTTGTTGCAGGTTTTGATAATTCTTCTTTTACCTTTTCTTCAACCTCTTTATTAAACTCCTCTTTTATTGTTCTTGATTTTGGTTGTCTTGAAACATCATCTTCTTCCATTTCAACTTCTTCTTCTTCCATATCTTTTCCACCTACTTTAGATTTTAAATCTGAAATAGCATCCTCAAGATTTTTTATTCTTTTTTCCATACCTGCCCAGTCTTCAACATCTGCTTCTTTACCATCATCTTCATAATTATCATCTTTGTCCTCTAAATCCTCAGTGACTTCTTCTTCTTCTTTTTGTGGTGCTTCATCTGAAACATCTCTTACATCATCAATAATTCCCTCCTCAGAAATTATTAAAAGCCTCGAGTCCTCCAAAATATATTCTCCAACAGGTAAAGCAACACGCTCATCATCTGTTTTAATAAATATTTCTTTTCCTTTTTCAAATGAATCAGACTCAACGATTGTACCATTTTCTAATTTCATTTCTTCAAGTTTAACTTCTATATTTAAAAGTGTCTTGATTTGATTTAACATTTCTGTAGATTTCATAATTGTTTATATATAACGTGGTTTAAATTTAATTTTGTATTTTCAAGTTATTCTTGTTATTGATCCAATACCCTGTGCCCATATAGATCCGTCACAACATTCTCTTGAATAAGTATTTTCATCAGGACATAAACAAGCTCTTTGACCTCCGTTTTGAGAGCTACGAGCAGGAATATAACCTGCAGATCCCGGTCCAATATTTCTTTTTTTTCTAATTGGCATTAAGTATTTGTTTTATAGATTCAATTAGTTTATTGTTTTTCATATCTTCTTTTATAGATTCATTAGGTCTTTCAGTCATACGATCAGCAAAATAACCCTCAATAGAAAATCCTTTTACTTTTTTTGTCCTAACATATTCGTTCCAAACATTATCGTTATTAACTTTTACAGTTCCCATCCAAGTTCCAACAGGAACATCCATATTGTATAATCTGCTTTTATCTTTTGTATCGCTCTCTACGATCCAAGACTCAACTAATGTTAATCCACTTAATTCGTGTTGATGTTCTAAAGTTGAATTATTTTGATTGCCATTTTTTAAATATAATTGAGAGGCCTTTGAAATAGTTTCTTTTGAGAAATAAATATAATATTCCTCTTTGCCTGATTTTCTGTAAATAGGTTTATTAGGAACAAGCAAAGCACCCATTAATAACTTTTTATCTTTTGAAATTTCTGCTAATTTTATTTCATCGCTTTTTAGCGCAATAAAATTTTCTTCAATGGCAGGAGATTCCACTATTGATATTGCATCAACGCCTGAATCCTCTTGTTCTTCATCTAATATTAATTCTATAATTCTCATAATAATATAACGTAGTAATTTTTTTTATTTGTATTTATATTGTTGCACCATCTATAATGTTTCTTTCTAAACTTTGAGAAGTTGTTACATCGCCGCTAACAACAAATGCCTGAACAGGTTGTTGCGTTTGGGATCCAATAGCATCAGCTAATTGATTTGTATCGCTTGCACCTACTGTATTAAACTCAGGTGGAACAGAGGGTGCAGCCCCTCCACCGCCTCCGCTGACTGTTGGGCTTGGTGTTGCCCCTTTTCCATCTGCTTTAGTTGATGCTATTTTTTTAATTTGGATAGCACTAAATGCTCCTGCTAAACCTGCTTGTATAAATGGGTAAGCAGGAAAAACTTTTGTAACAGGGCTTCCCTGAGCAGTAGTAAAAGCATTTTGAACCCCCTCAATTCCTGAGATTGTTGCTTGACCTATTGCCATTGCTTTACCAATCGCTGATCCTTTTCCTGCTATCTCTCCAATTAATGCCATTGATCGTTTTGCAATATCCATTTTAGCAGAGGTTACGTCTTCGGCTAAATTTTGTTCTGCTTCTGAATCTTTTTTTCGGCCCTCTAAAATCTTGCCATTCCAATAAGCAACAATTTTTGCCTTTTGTTCTTCCGTTGCATTTAGTTTTTCTAAATCTGCTAACGCTTTATCTGCTTCGAGTTGTGCTTTTTCTTCTTCTTTTATAGCATTCTCCTCTGCTTCTAATGCCTCAAAATTATCTTGTATTTCTTTTATGGATTCAAGTCTTTTTAATTCTGCCGCTTTATCATCCTCAATTTTTTTATCTGCTTTAGCTTTATTATCATCAATTACTTTTTGAGCATCTTTTTCTTTTTTTTCTTTTATTGCTTTCTCCTCATTAACTGCTGTTGTAATTTGTGTTTGTAATAATCTTTGGCTTCTAAGTTTTTTTGTATCTAAGTTTATTAATTCGGCTTGTAATTTTGCAAGTTTATCTTTGTCCTCAATAGTATTTTTGCCCTGCTCCATTTCTTTTATTTGAGCATCTACTAATAGCTGTTTTGCTTGAATTTCTTTTGCTGTAATATCTTCTTCTATCTTTTGGGCTTTTCTAAGTAAAACAATTCTTTGTGCTGCAGTTTGATTTTCTCGATCCTCTGCTTTTAATCTAATATCATTTATTTCTCTATTGGCTTCTGCTCTCTCAACTTGCAAATCTCTTTCAATATGATGTGCCTTTTGTCTTGCTTTAGTAATCTCGCCAATTACAAGGACTTCCTTTTTAGTTTCTTCAATAAATTCTTTAGCTGATTCTTTTGCCCCATTAAAGGCTCCAACAATTGAATCGACAGGATTCTTTAAAAACTTTAAAAGACCTGCTCCAAGATCCTCTAATGCCTTTTTAGGATTAGTTACAGCCTCAATAATACCCTCGCCTAAATCCGCAAAAGCATCCATTACGTTTTTAACAACTGCGCCCATCATTTTTAAACCGATTTGTAATTTTTCTTGACCCTTTTCGCTTTGCGTAAATGCAGCAATTAATGATGTAATAGCAATAACAAAAGCACCAACTCCTGTTGCAATAAAAGCAATACGCATTAATTTTAATCCTTTTGTTGCTCCAGTTATGCTTGTTGTAAAACCTTGAAAACCGCTAATTAATCCCCCAGTTTGTTTATCGATAATGCCTAATACTCCTCCAAAATCTCTTTGATCTTTTATACTATCTTTAACTACTTTGTTTTGTTTAGTTTTTTCATCTCGATTATCTTTTAATCTTCTTTTTTGTCTTGTAAGATTTTTATTTGCTTCTTTAATTTGTTCGTTATATTGTTTTAATCTGTTTAGATCTTTTTTGCTTGTTGAATCTCTTTTATCCTCAAGATCTTCAATTGCTCTTTGAATATCTTTTACATAATCTTCTTGTTGCTCAAGTGTAAGATTTATTTTTTCTAATTGCTTTTGAGCTTCTTTAGTCTCAGCAGTAATTTGTATCGCTTTTATTTTCATTTTATATCCTCTTTAATTTGTTTATAAGCCTCATTCCAAGTAGTTGCAAGTTTGTTTTTGCCTTTTGCAATTCTTATGTTTTCGGTTTCATTATTAACGTATCTTAATAAACTTATTATATCTTGTATCATACTATATTTAATAATTCAAATTTGGTTTCTCCTGTTATTAGATTAATATTAGCATTGTTAATTTGATACAATACATTATTAATACTTAATTGATCATTCATTTGTATATTATAAATTATATTTAAAGGGAGAAATGCTTTTAATTTTATTATTCTTCTTTTAGAATTAAATGCTTGTTGTATATAAGTTTTATAATAATTTTCAAATAATGTTCCGCTAAACTCTGAGGTATCTGTCCATTCATTATTTTCTTGTTGAAAGTTAATGTTAACAGTACTACCCCCTGATGTAACATCAGGATTTAGCATTAAACTATTTGATGGAATTATATAAGTAGTTAAATCATCAAAAGTTGATGCGTTTTCAACTCTTTTAATTCTTATTTGTGTTGCGCTATCTGAGGGCGATAATTTAATAGCATAAAATAATAAAGGTTTACCAACAAGACTTTCTTTGTTATCATTT